GTGTGCCAGTTGGGGTCGCGGTTGGTGTGCCCGTGGCAGTGCGAGTAGGTGTCGAGGTTGGTGTGCCTGTTGGGGTCGCGGTTGGAGACGCGCCTGGTGTGCCCGTGACAGTCGCGGTTGGTGTGCCTGTTGGTGTGGCCGTGACAGTAGCTGTATTCGTAGGTGTGCCCGAGGCAGTACGAGACGGTGTGCGGGTTTGAGTGCGAGTAGTGGTAGAGGTTGGCGTCTCAGTGGTTGTTGGCGTAACTGTTGGCGTAACTGATTGCGTAACTGATGGTGTGGGTGGCGGTGTGCCTGTCGGCTCCGGCGTGGCCGAGGCAGTACGAGACGGAGTGCCGGTAGGTGTGCCCGAAGCACTAGCAGTGGCAGTTGCCGTAGCGGTGGCACTAGGTGTGACTGATGCTGTGGGTGTCCCCGTCGCGGTAGGCGACGGCGTGACGCTTGGTGGGTGACATGGCCCTGTGCCACCATTGATTGGTAGGTCTGCCCACTCAGCCAATTCACTTGTAAGGGCATTCCCATTTTGTGTAATGAGTGCGTCTCTATAATTGAGATTTTCTCTAGGCTGCAATGTACTATTTCGATAGTATGTCAGCGCGCTGTTAAACTCACTCATTGATCCAGTGTTATAGGACGTATCGGCGCCAACGAGCCCCAGTTGATCTAGTTTGTGAATACTACTATAAAACCATGGATAATATGATACATCAGCACATGCAATAGAAACAAAGGTTGAAAGATTATTGCCTAATTTATGACTGTGGTTTATCCATGGCTTGTTTGCATCCTCAATTGTTTTATCGAGGACACCACAGATAAGTTCATTTGGGTCAAGATATTTTAAATAGCCAACATAGTCTTCGTGATATTTTATATTGCGAGTAACGTCACAACGAAGATGTATAATCAAATTAATGAAAAGTGCACGAATAAGAGACGGCGACAGATCCAATGCTTCAGAAACAATTGTAATAAACCTGTTGTTTGCTAGCCAGCCCGGTTGAAAGCGCGGAGTATGATAGCCATATTCAGGCGGAATAAAATCGCTTAACCACATATAACTTTCATGCGGCCGGGCGACATTATAATTAAAATTACCAACCCAATCGGTTCTTGCGATAAATTCGTACAATATTGCACTAAATAATTTTAAGCCAGCCGGGTGAACAAATCGTGAATATTCATTGACCCATTCTTTATATTCTAGCGAGGATCGTATGCGGTATGAATATTTTTGCCAATATTCTCCATCATGCAGTTTATAATTATCGGAAACAAATGATTTATTCTCAATATAATTAAAAACCTCCTCGTTAGGGGTGGTGGTCACCCATGTTATTGGTTCAATTATAGAAAGTTTATAGCCTATTTTTTCTGGCGCGTTTTCTAAAGAACATACAAGGTCATTTAATCTATTACTATATCGAGGTATTGCGCGAGTCTCAAAGAGATGAGTAAACTCAATATCGCGATCTTCATGGACTAAATTACCGATGTTTTGACTTTCAATAACAATAGCTGTATCGGATATATCAGATAAGCTTAACTCTGTAATTATTTGGCTACTGATCTCAGTATCAAATTGATATGACTCCGCCACTAATCCGTATGTGTCAATATCTTGTTCAATATCTTGTTCAATACTAATGTATGCAGGACTTTCTGATATAATAGTTTGAAGTGTGTCATTCTCGGTACTAAGAGGATCTCCATTCTCGGCAAGTATTGCTATCTCTGTATCAACAAATGGTGTATATTCACTGACATAGCGCAACTCACGAGTAGATATTTCGATCTCACCAGTGTTTTCTAGAACAGCCGCATCTAGGTTTTCATACTCAAGAGTGCTGCTGTCTTCCGACTCTATAGATCCTGTATTAATAATACGCGAATAGTCAATCTCACTTGAAATTGTTTGCCAGCTATTAGTATTTTCTTTTCCCACGCCGGGCGGCCACTCGGTGTCAGCCGTGCTCAGGACTCTAAATGTCGTGCCGTAACTATAAACCCAGCGGTACACTGATGCCTCGCCCGGCGCCGCTATATTTTCTTTTTGTATCCTTGGCGCAAACGGCGTGTCGTCAGGATCTTTGGCATCGACTGTCCATACATATTTTGAAAAAGCTCGCAGGCGTACGGTTTGAATGCCCTGAATCAATGGCGAATTTAGGCGGCGTGGCCCAATAACGGTTGTAGAAGTAACTTCTATTGTATTATAGTTTGGGTTGGTGTTAACTGTTCGCAAACTATTTAAATCAATTTTCGCCCATTTGCCGACTCCACCAGAGAGGTCAAACAAATAATCTCTAGGAAATATAACATCTACAATTTCGCCAAAGAAAATCTTGAAAAAAGAATGTACACTGTCTTCAGAGCCGCGTGTGCGATAATAATTTGCAATTATACGATAGAGAGTGACTTTATCAATTACTCTGCTGTTTGGTATATTTCTCGCTATTAAGTTTTTAATTTCGGTTAAATACGCGTCTGACGCAATATCAATGTCCTTTTCGCGTGTAATATTTGAAATTTCTCCGGAAGGAAACCCATTTTGGTTTAAATATTCGTAATAGCGTTCAATAAACGAAATTAGCGACGCTGCATCTTTACGCAACGCCTCTGGATAGAGTGAATTTACATTCACCGATTCTATATTTCGTGGTCGTGAGTTTGCTACACTTAGAAGCATAATTAGCGGTCTCTATTGAATGTTGTATAGTCCGTTGAACGGTTTGACCCGCCAATTGCTATTGTGTCAACTTCTCCAAAAATATTTATTCTGTCACTGTCAATTTGTATAAGCTGATTGCGTCTTGGGGCAAGATCGTTTGACACTGGTATAAGATCAATAGTTAAAGTCGTATCAGCATCAGTAAGTAATGGCTTAAGTTCAAGAACTCCAGTGCTTAGTGTTATAGTTCCTATATTACGATCACGAATTATTGGCACGTTATCAGCGTCAAAATAATAAACATATAACGAACGAATATCACTCGTCTCAGCAGTTGCTTCTTCTCCGATAAAGTATGTTATGCCATCATACCGCCACGAACTTGATTTTGCGATTGCTGTACTGTCATCAACCGTGAGCGTTGTGCCATATCGAAGTGTAATTGGTTGAGGATCTCCAGCTAAAAGCTTCACTGACTTTGACACAAAGACTCGTATATGAGAATTTAAAATTGCCGGGCTTGTGTTATCAACTAATTTTGTTAACAGCGAATAACGAAACACCCCTTCAAATATCTCGAGAGCATCTGTATTATATGCCACAATAGTCTTCTTAACTTTGCCTTCAAGTTGTACTTTAGTATTTGTAGTAAGATTGCGATCATACTTAAATAAAACATCGAGCACTACATTAACATATTCTGGATCAACGATTTGAGGCAATATTGCAAGTACTTTTTTATTGGATAAAAAGTCAATTATTTCTTTCTTCTGGTCATCAGATACTGCTGCGTCTTTAGTGGGTTTAAGTGATATAAAAACTTTACCATATTGAGGGGGGTCGTTTTCTTCTCCGCCCCATACTGATACTGCTTTTATATCTCCAAATTTAGTAGTCAACAGGGTCTTATAGTCATCAGCAGTGACTGCTCTGTTTTGAGCAATGTATTGCAGTGGCGCGTTGTATTTAATGCTGCTAATAGATTCACGAGTCGCCCCGCCAGAAGATCTTGATACTGCAGAAACTTCTATTTTAGACAGTTTTGTATTATCAAATGTATCAGTATACGAAAATATATTTGATCCGTTTGCTTCAGCGCCGTCGCATACTAGATATGTTATTTCTAGAATATTGATATTATCTGGCTTTTTGCCAAATATTCCGTTGCCAAATGTTATTTCGTAGTTGCCATCATAATTTTCATATAAGAAATATAGTAGGGTCCTGTCATCAACGTCAGCAAGAGACTGCAGGTCTGTATATCGTGTGTATACTTCACGTTTAGCTCCATCTGTACCTGCTTGATAGACAGAAACAGTTAAGGTGTTGATATCAATATTTTGGTCATCAATGATATATCTGTTACGACTTTGAGCCTGGTTAACCTGTATTCTTTTAGTTATAAACGTCCCTTGATTAATTACAACGTCACCAACTGGAACCAATCGTCCGCTACCGCTATCGTCGCTTTTGCATGCAATATCAGCTAGGTTTGTGAAACGATAGCCTTTATTTTTAGTAAAATCAGTGACGTTTGATGTAAAAATACTGCCTTGTGGAATAACATATTCGTTCAGGGCAGTGTCGCGTGAAAAGGCACTAACTAGAATAGTTGACGAAGAAGAAATATTGCTTCGAGGAGTGTACCCGATTAATTTTGCGGCGGACACGACATTTGGCCGGAGTTGCGCAGAGTCGATAAAACTTTCATTTATAGCCATGTGCGCGAGTACTGCATTATAATGCGTATTATGTGACAATACGTCGAGAAGCATATTTAAGCCCGAACCAGTAAAATCCCAATCCATAAACGGGCTGTCACCTGCCTTAAAATAATCAGTTAATGACTTTTTGATTCCCTCGAAGTCTAATTCTGTAACAGCAATTGATTGGGTAGGTAGTTCCATTATCTTATACGGGTTAAAAATATAGTAAATTCAGATGTTGAATTATATGATGCCTCAAATTTAATAGTGACTCTGTATGCGTTACGGTCGGAATCGTCGGTTACCGCTATGCTATATCTGATTATACGAGGTTCGTAAAGATCAATCACACGTTCAATTTTTGACTTTAGTTCAAGTTCTGTGAACGCATCGGCATTTTCAAAAAGTAGAGCAGTAATATCAGAGGCTACACTAGGCTGGAATAGCCTGTCATGACGATTTACGAGAAGTAAATTTTTTAAACTTTGCCGTATTGAATCAATATCGGTAATGGGTATAATATCGTTGTATAGGGGGTGCACCTTAAAACTGTTATCAATATCAGAATATAACGCAGCTCTAGCCACCGTCGATGATCGCGATCGGTTGTAGTCAGATAGATTAGAGCCCATATTCTATTTATATCCAGAATATAAAATTTTATTACCTGTTATGTTAGCTGTCAATACAAACTTTTGGCAGCTGGAATGACCGTTTTGCTGTTATAGAACTGCATCAGCGGCGAGCTGCCCGACGTTGTTGCTGCCTGGGCAGCTCCAGATGTCGTGTTTTGTATTTGCCCAGAGCCAATCACCTTTTTATTTGCTGGGTTGTTTTTTATGACATCGGCATTATTTTCCATTTCGTATTTTATGAGATTGGCTCTTTCTGTGTACTCTGCAACAGTGCTATTAGACCAGTTTTGATTTCGGTTTAATGTTTCTCTCGCGGAAAAATTAAATTCATTTTTAAATGCAGACAGGGAATATCTGTTTTCTCCTGATAAAAAGCTGCCGATCGAGCCAATGCCGGCACCTACACCGCTAATAGTATTTGCTGCTGAAAACAGTGAGGAATTTAATGAATCAACTGAAAACGCTGTTTTCTTTGAACCGCTGCTAGTTGTCGTCGTCGTCTGACTCGTTACACCCGATAATATATTAGCAGCGCTGCCTAATACGTTGTATGTTGAGTCAAATATGCTGCCCGCGCTGCTCACATTGCCGTCCAACAGAGATCCAGATCCAGATCCGGTTGATGCAATGCGATCATGATAGTTGTATGCGAGTTCGTGAACAGCGGTAAGCATTGATACATATTCTTGAACTCCAGCCAAATTGCCGTCTTCAGTCATTGATCTAATCCTATCGCCATCTTTGTACAAGGCGCCTCTTAACCTAAATTGAAAAAGATCATATTTCGCCTTTGCTTCAACCGGCTGGCGTATTGTGATAGGGTCAAATCCTGAAACCGCGGTTGGGACTTTAGTGTTGTCTGCTTTTATAAGATTTGCTATAGGATTGCCGTTAATATCAACATTATTACAAATATCAATAACGCCATTCGCCACGTCTTTTATAAATCCCGCGACATCACCGACTCCCTCGCTAATGCCTGGAAATTGTTCAGCTATAGAAGAGAGCGCTTCATTTGCTACAGAGCCGATTGCTGCGTATGCTCCACTAGCCTTTAAAACCTGATCCAAGAAAGCCCATGGGTTGTCCTTGATAAATTCAATAAGAGCTAATATTTTCTTAACTTGTTCAATAACTTGCATAACAGAAGTTATTAACCTCAATATTCCCGCGCCTGGAATATACGAAAATATAAATGCAGCAATTTTTGCCGCAGCATAAACCATTAGTTTTTGTGGTAAATTTTTAGCGCACTCCGCTAATGTTTGAATTTTATTAAGACCTTCAATTTGTTTGTCGCCAATAATAGCAAGTATTCCACTTTGCACAAACTCGTCTCGTGTCATTCGTTGAGAATATGACGCATAGTCTGATGATGACAGTGCTGATCGTGACGCCACTCCGTCAATATCGCTGCGTGGCGAGCTGTTGAAAAGGTCTATTTTTTCCTGATATTCCGCGGCCTCGGCCGCCGCCGAGGTTGGAGTGACTGCAACAACGTTTAACGAAGAAGATATTAGACCACTATAATTTAAATCGCTTACTTCTATATTAACAATATATGATCCTATTTCTATTGGAGCGGCTAATGGCGAAATAAGCTCTGGACTATTTGCGTTTGCTTTAGAATACAAGAGAGTGACTGGCAGCGGACCGGGATAGTATGGGTCTGCCGTGTCTAATATTTCAACGTCTGTTGTAAATTCTGGAATATTTGTGTTTCCGCTGTACACAAATTCTGTTTTTGTCAGAGTAAATATTACTGGTCGCGGAACTATTAACAAATATTTAAAGGTATTTCCATAACCTCGATGAGGTGCCTGTGAAAGATTAAACTTATCATACAGGCGAGTCTCAACCCCAGGCCGGTTGGACGCCGTCGCAAGCGCGAGAAATGATCCCTGCTCAATAAAATCATCATCATTTGGTTTGTCTTTATAACTACTCCAAAAACACTTATATGTACCGTTATGCGCGTGTGTCGGAGCTGCTGTTGTTGAAGTCGGCAAATCACGAGTGTATGTGGCGTCTATTGTAATATCATAGCGTCCAACGTTTTTTGGCTCATTAGAGACAGATTTCATTCTGCTCTCGTATTGCAGGTTAATTGTAAGATTGGGATCAGTGACCGGTATTATTTCAACTCTCCACGGCTTTCTGCCATTTCCGTACGGGTTGCTTTGGGTAAACTGAGACGTATTGACGTCGTCAGCCCCAACTTGCGTGACAATTAAGAAACTTTCTATGATGTCCTGTGCCTGTAATTTACCGTTATAAACTGATGTTATTGGTAACAATTTTTGTTTATAATTTTCAAAATCTACTGCCCCGCCGCCACTAAACATGTCGGGCTTAAAGTTTATATACAAATAGCTGTCAACTGGTCCGGCAATAGTCGTCCAATCAATATACGTATCAGTATAGACCGATTCGCGGTTTAGTGTAAGAATAAAGCTCGTTGTAACAGCAATTTCGCCCGGGGTAACTATGCTTATTGTAATTATTGTTGTGCCTTTTTGTAGATTTGGCGCAGTTACGGTCACCGTGCGATTTAAACCGCTGCCGCCAAATACAATGTTAGCGTTAGGAACTAAAGAAGTGTCACTACTCGTGCCAGTAATTGTAAAATTGGCGTCTGGATTATCAGGATAGGAGAGCGTAAAATCTATAGCTGGCGTAGAACTCGAGGCCTCAGTCAGGTTATAGTTAGCAATATTTGAAATTGAAATTGGCATACTTTTAATTTTATTATCCAATGCCTGGCAGTGTCGGTGCCGGAATTGATCCGGTTCCGTCCCCAATATGAATATGAGTTAATAATCCAGTAATTCCTGCACCAGCTCTGACATCACCCGCTGAAAGAAGGCCTCCACCAAGTATAGTTACAATAGAAGTTGTTATATTCGTGTATGATGAAATCATTAGAGTCGCGGCAAGAGAAGTGAGATTTAAAGTTGTTGCGCTTTCAAGACTAGCCTTCATTCCAGCAATGCTCACTGCTCCTGTAGGCGATGAAATGCTAGCTCCGAGCAAAGCAGTGGTAGCGCATGAACCAGTAAATATTTCGGTGTGACTGCCCATCACCGAATCAGTAACATCACCAATAACCATATTAGTAATTCCTCCCGCGCGAATTGTAGTACTCAGTCCATTTCCGCTTATAGTATCTTTTTTACCAACTATGTTTTCAGCTTTATCACCAAGTACTTCGTTTTTGTATGCAGCGCCAACCTTTAGAAAATATTCTCCCTTTACGGTTTGGCTCATACTGCCATTAACTTCGAGATTATAGTTTCCGTTTACTGTAAGATTTGCAGAGCCATTTATCGTGACATTAGAATTTCCAGTAACCGTTATAGAATCTTCACCGCACACCGCAGTATACCGATTAGAAACTACCATTACTGAAAGCTCTCCATTCGGGTGAATTGTTCGAGACGTGCCTGACTTGTGTGCCTCATGAATGCGTTCATTTCCTAACGTGTCATCAACTTCAAAAACGTGACCGGCGCGCGTCTGTGTTACATGGTTGTATGGGTATACAGACTGGTCATCTGGCAACGGGTGGTTAAATGTGCTATTGGACATAATCTATATATTTAACCGAGAGCGCATAATATGTAATTAAATTCTAACGTTCCAACTTTAGTCATTTCAGTGCGTACTAAACTATAAAATTGGTTCCATTGATTTGCTTGGATTGTTTGACAGCCGAGCGAACTAGTAGAATTCAATCCTCCTCTATGAATGTTAATATATTGGCCGGCAAAGACTCCCTGCCGGCCATCTCTAGAAACTGGCAAAATTTCATTTGGTGTGTTTGCACGAAATGCTGGATAGGCGCCTGGTTTGCCGGGCTTATGAATTCCTGGCTTATACGGATAGACACCCGGCAACAGCGATGCAACTCCAGACTTGTATGACGCACTAGGGTCAGTATTTGCTCTAAAAATAGAAAATGTTCCAGGCCCAACTACTACAATACCATCATCATAGATACCTCGTACATTTTCACGTGTAAATAAACCACGAACACCGGCAACATACATAGAAGGAAGCTCTCCTCCACGACTCGCGGCCCATTGTTGGTATATAGCTTGTAATATTCTATCCCTAGCACTGCCGGCGACCGTTGATGGATTTGAATCATCAAATGCGCCTTTCCAGCGTAATATAAATTGCACTGGGCCGGTAGTTTCTGTTTTAATAAATTTTTGTGAAGACGAGTCTGCAAATGCAATGCTATATTTTGACGTTACCGCGCCGCCGACTGTGACAACAGCAATATAGTCTTGAGCAGGATCTCTAATTATTATATCTCCCTTATACAACAATTTGGGGTTTGATATTTTTTCTAAATATTTACCACCCTTTCCCGCAGGCCAATCTAACCAAGACTGCAAGCTGGTTGTGTCAGCTGGAAAGTCTTCACTGTTAACACCTGAAGTAGATTTCATAATTTGGCCGAGCTTGTCAGCACACCATTGATTTGTAACATTTGCCATAATTTATTTACTATCTGCTTCAGCTAAAACATTATCAATAAAATTTTCTACGGATGCTGTTGAATTTTTACTAGTTACTTTTTTAAGTTGCGAAATTTCCTCTGGTGATAATGACGAAAGATTAGCGGGATTTGCAATTGGCGAACCACCTACATATTGAGAAGTATCTACAGCACCAGAGTATGCTATGCCTCGTGAGTAGGATGAGGCGTCAGTCGGCATATCAGAATTTACCGAAGCAACGCCTGGAATAGTGGCAAGTACAACTGGATCTTGTTGATCAGCATCACGAAAAAACCCAAACACCCAACTTCCAACCATAAGACCCGTTGCACCAGTACCAATTGCAGAATTGGACGCGCTTGTAATTGGTAAGAGCGGCGTTGCCCACGGCAAGCTTGCGCTGGGTATGCTATTTACATCATCAAGTTCATGATACTCATAACAGCGTATTTGCACTCTGCCCGCGTTTAGCGGATCAGCAATATTTTCAACTATAGCAGTAAACCAATGTTCTATTTTCATTATTATCCGTATTTTTTTGCGATTAATCCGACGTCCCGAGTATACACAGGACTTGTTGCATATCCAGACTTGCCTATTTCGACAACCGCACCATCAATAGTTTTTGATTGCAAGACTGGCTTGTATCTATCATATTTAACTAAGAAGTCAACATAGGCGGCTGCGCTTTCATCAAATGACTCATAGACCCTAAAATTGTCTCGTATAGTTACAGTTTTCCCGTTTATAAACTCATCTGTGCTATTGTTTGAAGTACCAAGTTTAGTTGAGCCCTTTATGCCAAAATAGTTATTACTCCCAGCCGGGACACGTTGGCCCCATCCTGTTTCTAACGCTGATTGTGATGCACCTAGTTTAGCGATAACATCTGGATTTGGTAATCCTTTCGCAACAGCGGCTTTGTATATAGAATTGTATGTTTTATCATAAAACGCTTTTCGATTTGGAGTTGATGCGCCCGATCCTGACTGGGCGAGTGGGTCTTGTTGAGCAGAGGGTGTCATTGGTGTCAAACCAGTGGCGCCGTCAACTGATAATAATATTCCATCGACACTTGGAATTAATTTACATAGTTTTAATTTGTTTGTAAACGTACCATCTGAAAATATAAAGGCCGATACTAATACTATATATTCGCCAGATGAAACGCTATCTTCTTCAGAGCCGTCGTCATTGCGAATCGGTTTTGGTACTACTAATTTTATTTTTGCGCCAGGCGAAAGTCTCGTATTGCCATATACAACAATTTCATGGGAAGCTTCCGCTATGCGAGCATAGAGTGCTCGTGCTTGTGGCATATATCTCTCACTACTCGTAATCGAATTATAGACTCCATCACTAAATATGTTGGAATAATCTACTGCACGATTCACTTGTATGCTTGTTATATTTGCATCTGGAATCGAATGCATTGTAACACCACCAGCTGGCTGATTGCCGCTGCGGTCTTTTACAGCATATTTTCGTGGCTTCCAATCCTTAGTTTCCGTTCCCTTAAAATCTAATGTATAGTACACTTTAGCGGAAAAATCCGTAACATTAACCCGTCCTGCATATCCTCCAGAATTTGCTGTAGCCAATCTGTCAAATTTAAAATTTGATGTCAGGCTTAATATACGCCGGCGCTCTTTATCAGTATATGCTTGAGTTCCTGGCGTGCCAGCCTCATTAAAGGCTTGAAAATTATACGTAGCGATATAGGGTGCGGTGCTCAATGTTTTCCATGATGACAGTAATATTGTATTTGGTTTGGTAATATCGTTATGAATAAAAAAGGGTGAACCATTTTCTTCAAAGCATCTTGACCGCAGCCATTCTGCAGCTTTAAGTGGCCGCTGAATATTAATAATTCCTTTAAATTTTATATAAGGATCACCGGCTAAAACAAAGTCCTTTATACCCAAATCCTCTTTAAATATTGTTTCAATATTTTTATCGAGTGATATGCCATCGTTTAGCGGCCGACAAATGTTCATTAAACTACTACGATAAGCAAATTCAGAAATTGCCAGCATTGTGTAGAATTGGATGTTTGGAAAGTCAAGTGTTCGAGTTAGTGTTGGATATTCCTTTATAAAAAATATCTGCTTTATTGTATCTCCGTCCGTACCAACGGGTTCTATAATAATTTCGAGTCGCTCTTGACCACAAATTTTAAAAGCTTTTGATGACAACAAACTTTCGTTATCTCGTAAAGATGCTGAAAACGTAACGACTGGAGAGGACAACTCAGTTGTTATAGTATAGGAATCAACTATACGTTTAATATCGACTTCAGCGTCTGCTCCATCTTCACTAAACCCAAACAATTGCATTCGCAATACTTTAAATGCGCCAGGTGTTGTAATGCCATCTGAGCCGACATATCCAGTCTTAGGAACATTTTTGCTTATTGTCTTTTCTGCCGTCGCCATAGTTTAAGTAGATTTATTAATTAATGCATCAAAATATTTATCAGCGAAATCGAGTATGGAATCTTTGCGTGCTACACGTATTGACCGCTTGGCATCATTAATTTCAGTTTCATACTCGAAAAACGATTTATATTTTGGCTCAATAACATTTACATTTGTTAAGACATCATAAGCTGTCAATGTTTCTTGATTGTCAGCTGAATAATATTCATACGCAGCATTCCTGGCGTCAGGCCAACAAAATGTTGGAAAAACATCAAAAAAACACAGAACGCCGTGCATTTATGAATGTCTTAAATGGAATAAGTCCCCGAAACATTGTGCTGACAGGTTTACAACGTTCAGGAACAACACTTGCCTGTAATTTACTTGGAAGTTTACCCAACGTAGTTGCCCTGCATGAACCCCTGAAACCATTAGAGTTAGTGTCGATGGATAAGCAG